TTTCCGAGCCTTCCTTGCGGATGGTCGGGATCAGCTTGTCCCAGGAGAACGAGGAAACCATCTGGGCTTCTTCAACCCAGACAATATCGATGCCTTCCTTCGATTTCAGGCTGTCCACGTTGTGGCGCAAGCCCGAGAAGATGAATTCGCTGCCCGTCACCCGGTGGATGATCGTGGTTTTCTGGATCTCGTACTGATCGCTGAGCCCGAGCGCTTCGATCTGGTCGCTCAGCAGCTTATGAACCGAATCCTGGATTGAGTTCTGAAACTCGCGGGCGCACAGGATGCGCTTTGTCTTCTGCGCCGCGATGATGAGGAGCGCCCGGGCGATCGACCATGACTTGGCCGAACCGCGTCCACCCCATGCTACCTTGTATCGCTTAGGCTGGAAGAGAAACGCCAGCCGACAAGGGAACTCAGCCCTCATCGCCCTTGTCGGGGGGAACGAGCACTATTTCAAATCGACTGTCGGTCTTGATCGGACCGCCGTTTGCCCCGGTAAGTTCATGGTCGATCTTCTCGCGCCAATCCTCTGGGCCAGCATTCTTCAGGGCGAAGATAGTGCTGGTGACGACAGGACCAGCATCGGCCGATAAAAGCCGGCGCTCCAGAAACAATTGCCGTTTGGCTTGAGCAAGCCTTATAGTGTCCGCAAATTCCGGGTGCGACTTTAGCCAGTCATAGACGCGCTGCCTGTGGATGCCCAAATCGGCTGCGGCTGCGGCGAGAGAAAGCCCAGACGCCATCAGCGACAGTATTTCCTCGCCGTAGCTTTCTTGAAAGTCACTCGGCCGGCCGGCGGGCATTGGTTGGCCTTATGCGCTCTGGGCAGGGAGCGCCGCAGCAAGCGCGTCATCGGCCGCTTTGAGCTTTGCCGTCAGATCGGCAACGGCTGACTGAGACGATGCCAGATCGGCATTGGCCTGATCGAGGAGGGCCTTGTCGGCGGCATGAGCAGCCTTCTCGGCATCGAGTGCGGCTTGAGTGGCGGTCGCATTGGCGAGTTCGGATGCAACCTTCTGGACGTTGGCGGCGATGTTATCGATTTCGGCACTGAGGGCCGAGAAATCCACTGCGGGCATTGGCTTGTTCCTATGAAAGAGGCGATTGAGGAATCTGGAAAGAGCGCTCATTTGGATGCACCTCGGCGCATAGGTGGTGAAGGCGGGGCAGCCTCATGCCACCCCGCCGATCTTGGCTTAGTAGAGCATCGCCACGGGGCCGACGCCTGCGGTGTAGGTCGTCGGAGGCGTAATGGCGGCAGAGGTGCCGAACGTGCCGGTGGCCGAACCGGTGAGCAGCGGCGAGACCGGAGCATTGTAGGTGGCAATGCGGGCCGTGGTGCCGTTGTTCTGCACGACGATGAAGTACGTGCCAGCATTGACCGTCACAGGAGCAGTGAACGGAATGGCTTGCCAGGTGCCGGCGGTGCCGACAGTCACGCCGGCAAGAGCCGTGGTGGCCACGAGGTTACCGGCGCTGTCATGCAATTCATAGATGAACTTGTCCGTGCCACCAGTGGCGCCGATCAGAGCGCGGATGCCGGTGACAACAGTGCCATCGGTGCCGATCGAGGTATCGACATAATAGCGGGTGCCGGCAACCGGGGTCGTGCTCAGGTTGTTGGAGAGATAGGTCATGGCCATCGCCAGACGAGCGAGCGAGAGCTTCGCAGTCTGCGGGACCTGACCGCTCGGCAGGAAGGTATCGACAACGATGTGCTCGCTGCCGGTGATGAGGTTGTCCGTCTGGACGCCAGGAGTGTAGAGTCCGGCCATTTCATATTCCTTTCGACATGGATGTTGAGCAGGCCGGTCGGGCCTGTGCTTCAGGACAGGGTTGAGGTTTCAGGCGAAGAGCGCGTCGGCGCTTAGTGTGCGGAGCGGAAGGAAAGAAAGCCCTTGCGCCCACTCCGCATACTTTGGGTCGTCAAGGAGACTGATAGGACTGGCCCATTTGCCAGCCAGTTCCGATGTGGTGATTACTCTTGGGGCAAACTGTTCCGTTGTGCCAAGAGCTACGAGTGCATCTTTCTGCCCTGCATCCATCACCAGCCAGGTGAACATTTTAGGCGGGGATCTGACTCGTGAGTGCGGCCACCAGAGTTCCCGTGGTGCGCGTGAAGTTAACCCTCATCGACATCGGGATGGCGTTGTCGATCGGACAGTTCGTGTTGACCGTCAGGGCAATCACGTTGCCGCTGGCGTCCGTCATGTTTGACCACGAGCCGTCAGGATTCGGACCTGTCTGCAGATTTACAGTGCCGGTCCACGTTCCCGTGAGAGACAGCCATCCTGTCTGAACGGTTATCGCCGTGCCGGTTCCAGTCGCCGCAAGCGTATCGACTACCCTGTTAGCCATAACGGCTCCTTACGTCGTCATCTGCTGAAGTTGCGCATCGGTGAACGTCAGGTTGGGACCCATTGCGACGCGTTCATTGATACCGAAGATTGAGTTTGCCCCGGCACCGTTTGTGCCGAGATCCCAGTGATCGAGCGCTGGGTCGAGGCCTATTGTGCCGGTCGCAGCACCTGCCAGCGAGCCGTTCGCGGCCATTTTAAGCGTAGACCCATCACACCAGCCGGCAATCTTGTTGACTTGGCTCAAGCCGGTTTTCCAGATGCCAGCCGTGGTCACGCACTGCCCGGATGCACCATTCTGAAATTTGATAGTGCCGTCTGGCGCGACGCTGACCTGGAAATTCGAGGCCGATGTTATCGGGTGGTTCGGGTAACCGCGTTGCTGGAGATAGAACGCGAAGGGGCCACGGGCGATAATCGCAAGGGGGGAATTGTCTGGAAAGGATGCGTAGGCGCGCTCAAGGAACGTCTGGACTGTCGCCGAAGTGGTGATCGGCCGGCTATGAATAGGGGTGTTGGCCGGATAATTTGTAGGCTGGGCAAAGAGCATCGTGAAATCGACGGCAAAACTATCACCGGAAGTCGCGATGCGAAACCCGACAGATGGATTCGTGACGGCAGATTGATTGATGACCTTCGGGTTCATCACGTCGAAAGAGGAGCTAGCCGGGGTGACAACGATCCAAGTCGTTCCGCCGTCCATCGTCATTTCAAGCGTGCCGGTTCCGGACACGCGGCGAGGGTCGACCTGAAACACCCAATTTGCCGATGCATTGGTGGTTGCTTGAAGGAAGGTCGCGTTGGCAGAGGTGGCAGTTATCAGGGACGCGGCATTGGCCGCTCCGTCCGCCCCCGTCTGGTTCTTTGTCGCCGTTCCGTTGGTGGCAACCCAGACAGCATTCGTCAGGTCGCGATTCCACAGGTTGCGGACATTGATCGAAGGGTACTGCCACTCGCCCAGATTGGTCCGACGGAAGGCCGTCGAGGACATCGCTGATAATGTGCCAGACGCATTGGGGGCATAACAGACGACTGCATTACCGCCTTGACGAAAGAGATTCCCAGCACCCGGAGAGCCCGAGAATGACTGAGGCCCACCCTTAACTGATGGAACTGTCCAATCGAGGTCCTGGGGGAAATCGGCTATCGTACCAGTCAATCCCCCGCCCGTCAGCGGATTGAAGATCGATGATCTAAGCGGGCTTCGCAGCGGTGAGCGTAGTGTCGGCATACGCCCTCCAGCTCTGGGTTGGGGCTTGCCGGCGGCTGACCGCGAAGGTCTGCTCTTAACCGAAGCGATGCTGTTCACAGCGACGCGCGGGACCGGCAAAAGAAAAAGCCCGCGCGATTTCTCGGCGGGCCTTGAGACGCAAAGCGTCACGATAGAATTTCATGCAGGATCACTGATTTGCGTATGGAAGTCAAGTCCCCTCGTAAAATCGCGAAAGCGAGTTGAGTCCGCTCACCAGCCACGCCTTCATGGGTGAATTCAGCGTGCGAAGATGGTCGATATCCTCGACGCAAACGGCATTGACGGTATGCAAGACGCGGCGGCCGGTGTTGATATCCCCGCAGGCCAGCAGAAGGTCGCGAAGTTCGACCATGCGGCGCCTGGCTTTGGCGGCTCGCTTGCCACGCTCCTCGTCGTCATCGCCAGAGCTGCCGCGAACCGCGAACATGTTCTGAGCCTTTGCGCTGGGGAACGGCACGCCCGTCAGGCCGAAGTAGGCGGCCATGTCCTCGCTGTATCGATTGCCGGCG